CGTCTGCAACAGTAGAACCAACTGGCACAGGTAAAACTGAAACTAGAAAAGGTGACGGCAAAATTAGAGAAAGTGTTCAGTCTAATGAGCTCGAACAGTTCACTTCAATGAACTACATGTTTGGTCTTTACTGTTTAACTACTGAAGAAATATTAGATCCTGACAACACCTATATGAATGGTAATAGCGAACCAGAAGTTGTTATTATTAAAAGTGGCGGAGGAACTAGAAACCTCGGTGCAAGAAAAGCAATGACGTCTTTGGAAAAAGAAGGCGGCAGAGTTGAATATTATATAGACGGCTTGGATATAGACTCAATAATTGGATATAACTCTACTACTCGTGCTGTACAACTGCACAGAGGCGGATTTAAAGTAATTGAACCTTATAGTATGGGACAGTTTTTAGAAGCGTTACAAGTTGCGGCAAATATGGCAGGTCATCATTCCTACACACTAGCAACGTTTTTGATATCGGTTGAATTTGTAGGCTATACTGGCGATAACCAAACTGTGAGAGCCGCAAAACGTATGATGCCGGTACAGTTAACAGAAGCAGGTATGTCGGTTGACGGTAGCGGAACAACATATGAACTTACGTTTATATCAGCAGGAGCATCTGCTAATACAAATTCAGTACAACAACTTCAAACTGATGTGCAACTTGTTGGGAATGATCTGCAAGAAGTATTACAAAGTGGCGAACAAAGTTTAACAGCAATTCTTAATAACACTCTTATGAAAAGAGAAGAGGGTAATGCTAATGAGTATGCTGATCAATATATTATATTATTTCCACCTAAAAATGCACTACAAAGTGCTAAGGCACGTAGGTCAAGCGAAATACAAGTTAACGAATTAAACTCTGACAATGAAGCCGTAGACGATATGTCTGGGTTCTTAGAAAAAATTTCCGGAGTTGAAACTATTAAAATACAATCCGGTAAAGGTGTACAAGCACAATTAGCACAGAGTCTAAAAGAAGATGAAATGAATGCAATTGGTAGGTCGAAATTAGTTTCTACGGCATTACAATCAGGTGAAGTACAACCGTTACCAATGGACCAAATGTATGATCCAATTAAAAAGACATATGAACTAAAACTAAACACTATCCCTGCAGACAAACGTGCATTTAAATTTGAAAAAGGTACTAAGATCAATAACATTATTGAAGAACTAGTATTAATGAGCGAATACGGAAAACAGATGCTTGAGTCAAAGCAGGTTGCAGGATACCGTGATTGGTTTAGTATTTCAACAATGGTATTTCAAGTTCCAATTGATGGAATTGAACAACGCAAAGGTCGCCCACCGTTTATATACATTTTTAAAGTGATACCTTATGCTGTACATGCTAGTACTTGGATGGCTCCAGGAGATATTGCTCCAGAGGCTCCAATAAATGATATTGCAAGAGAATACAATTATTTGTACACAGGCAAAAACAAAAATGTTTTAAACTTTGATTTAACATTTAATGCAAGATTTTTAACACCAATTCCGAGAGATCAAGCGGGAGACACAAGTACAGCACAAAATGCTGGTGATTCGGCAACTGCTAATGAAGAAGATACATCAAAGAAAATAGTAGCCAGTGAAGGCAAAGAAGAGAAACCAATAGTACCACTTAAATCAGTTATTGAATCTGATATTGAAATTATTACATCAGGAATGCGAGCAGTACCTTCGGACACTAAAGAAGTAATTGCAAGAACATTTCATAAAGCACTTGTTAACAGCGGAGTAGACTTGGTTGAAGTGCAATTAGAAATTATGGGAGATCCGTATTTCTTAAGTGATAGCGGAACAGGCAATTACCAATCAGCAGAAGGATCAACTTGGTACCAAGACGCAGATGGTCAAATAGATCATGTACGTTCTCAACAGTTTGTACGATTAAATTTTAAAACACCATACGATTATAGTTCTAGTAGTTCAACTATAGAATTTCCAACAGTACAATCAGAAACTGATGGAGTGACAGTTAGACAGTTTAGTGGATTATATAAAGTTAATGAAGTAAAACATACATTTGATAGCGGAAAATTTACACAAATGCTAACGTTACTAAGAATGAACAATCAAGCAGAGCTTGACTACAAAAACAAACAAGCTGGAGAAAAGGTTGGTGCAAGTTTGGAAGGTGGTGCAGATAAAACTACTACACTTACTAACAGTTCACAATCCAGTAGAGGAATGCAGAGATAATGTATAGTCCATTAATAGATCAAGTATCAGTTCACAAAGTTCCGGTAATGTTCCCTGGACCATATCTTGCTAAGGTTGTTAGTTTTGTTGATTCTGAATATATGGGAACTTTACAAGTTCAGTTATTAAAAACTACAACAACAGGTAACTCAAACTTTGCAAACGGCTCAATGTATCAAGCAAGATATTTGTCACCATTTACAGGACAAACTCCGAGAGCAGGAGTAACAAAAAATGACGGTTACCGAGATTCACAACAAAGTTATGGTATGTGGATGATTCCGCCTGATGTCGGAACACAGGTTCTTATAATTTTTGCAGAAGGTAATCCCAACCAATGTTATTGGTTAGGGTGTGTACAAGATAGATATTCAAATTTTGCAGTTCCGGGAAATGCCGCAACATCACACACTACAAAAACTGAACCTGAAAAAATGCAGGGTGCAAAATTACCTGTAACAGAGTATAATAAAGAAACTGAATTAGGGTTAGGTCAAGATCCAACTAAGTTTAAAAAACCGTTCCAAGAAGATTTTACAAATGGTCTTATTGAGCAAGGTTTAATTTTTGACGAAGCAAGAGGCATTACAACATCAAGTGCTAGACGAGAAGTTCCTAGTGCAGTCTTTGGATTTAATACTCCAGGACCAATTGACAAACGCCCAGGTGCTCCAAAAACAAAAATAGGAACATTAGAAGGAAATGCCGATGTCTTTAAATCAAGACTTGGCGGCACATCACTTGTAGCAGATGATGGCGATGATAAATTTTTAAGAAAAACTACAGCCAAAGATGGTCCTCCAGAGTATGCTGATGTAATGGCTAATGAAACTGATGGCAAGCCAGACCTTCCACACAACGAATTATTCCGTGTGCGTACTAGAACAGGGCATCAAATACTTTTACATAATAGTGAAGATTTGATTTATGTAGGTAATGCTAGAGGAACAAGTTGGATTGAACTTACAAGCGATGGCAAAGTTGATATATATGCCGGCGATAGTATTAGTATGCACACTAAGAATGATTTTAACTTTACAGCAGACCGTAATGTTACAATTGAAGCTGGTGCTAACTTGTACTTAAAAGCAAGTGGAAATTACACAGGAACAAAAGCTGGCAAAGGAAAAATACAAATAGAGTCAAGTGCTGACACAAACATATTAATCGGTGCAAACGGAAAAATTACAACATCAACTAACTTTGATTTAAACACAGGTAGTGCAAACAAGTTCACAGCAGGAACAACGTCAGACTTTAATAGTGGCGGAAATCATACAGAAACAGCATCAAACATTCATATGAATGGTCCAACAGCCGCAACAGCTGATCCAGTTAGTGCATTGAATACACATACTGTTCCAGGAGAAGAATCACCGGTACTAGTACAGCGTGTTCCACAACATGAACCATGGGGTTGGCATGAAAATTTAAATCCTACAGCACACAAGCCGTTTGCTACAGATAGAGACAATAATTTTACAACTAAGAATGATAAACCAACGCCTAGAATTCCTGATACGTTTAATAAAGACAGTAAAACCAATGGATAAAAATTAAGGTAAATATAGTACTATGGCAAGCGAATTATATAAAAATATTACAGTTACATCATCTAGTAGCCCGGGTAACCCGGCAACTGCTAATCGTGCCTATAGAGGGCTTAGTACTGTTAACCCAGAAAACGTAAGTAAGACGTTATATGACATTGGGTTAATTAAACAAGATTTATTAAATCATTTTCATATCAGACAAGGGGAAAAACTAGAAAATCCTGAGTTTGGTACAATTATATGGGACGCTATCTTTGAACCAATGACTCCGTCAATGGAAGAAGCAATAGCTGAAAATGTTAAACAGATTGTAAATTCAGATCCAAGAATAGTTGTTAACAAAATTGTTATTGATTCATACGAGAGTGGTATTATTATCGACTGTGATCTAACATATTTGCCTTACAATATCAGTGAAAAGATGCGTCTAACATTTGACGAGAGTGCGGGAGTGAATTAAGTACACACTTAACGCAATACAATAAATAGTACTATACTAAGGAAAGCAAACAAATGGCGTCAACAGATAGACAGAACAGATTACTAATAGCGGAGGATTGGGCCAAGGTCTATCAGTCTTTCCGTAATGCTGAATTTAAATCATACGATTTTGATAATTTACGCAGAACTATGATTAATTACCTCAGAGAAAATTATCCTGAGGACTTTAACGATTACATTGAATCAAGTGAATACTTGGCACTTATTGACCTTATTGCTTTCCTAGGACAAAACGTTGCTTTCCGTGTTGACTTAAATGCTAGAGAAAACTTTTTAGAACTTGCATCTCGTAGAGAAAGCGTACTAAGACTAGCACGTTTACTTTCTTATAATCCTAAGCGTAATAAACCAGCTAACGGATTGCTTAAAATGGAAAGTGTTTCAACTACAGAAGATGTAATTGATAGCAACGGAACAAATGTAGCTAGCCAATCAGTTATTTGGAACGACCCAAGTAACGCTACTTGGAGAGAGCAGTTTGAAAGAGTACTAAATGCCGCATTGCCTTTAAATTCGCAGTTTGGTAAACCAATTAAAAAAGACTCAGTAGAAGGTGTACCTACAGACCAATACAGATTTAACGCTTCCAATACTGATGTTCCTGTTTATACTTTTAGTAAAAACGTTGATGGTAGAAGTTTACAGTTTCAGATTGTTTCTACAGATGTTAGTAACGGTGTAATTTCAGAAGAAGCACCATTACCAGGAAACAGTTTAGGATTTCTTTTTAGAGATGATGGCAGAGGACCAGGATCAACTAACGCAGGATTTTTTGCACACTTCCGTCAGGGAGTTATTGATACAGGGGCATTTAACATTGACACGCCTAGCACTAACCAAGTTGTAAGTATTGATTCAATAGATGTCAACAACGATGATGTTTGGCTTTATAAGTTAAATTCAATTGGTGCAGAGGACGAGTTGTGGACTAAAGTTGATGCTGTTGAAGGTAATAACATTGTTTACAATAGTACAAGAAAAAATCAAAGAAACATTTTTGCTGTATTAACAAAAACACAAGATGCAATTGATATGATCTTTAGTGACGGAGTATTTGGTAATCTTCCTAAAGGGGCATTTAGAGCATACTATAGAAGTAGTGCTAATGATTCGTTTAATATTGTTCCTAAAGACTTAACAAATATTTCTGTAGCAGTTCCGTACATATCTAAAGCAGGAAATTCTGAAACACTAAATTTAGCATTTTCTTTGAAGTACACAGTTGACAATGCAAGTAGAAGCGAAACTAACGCAAGTATTAGAGCAAACGCTCCGTCAACTTATTATACACAAAATAGAATGGTAACTGGTGAAGACTACCAAGTAGCACCACTAGGTATTAGCCAAGAAATTATTAAAGTTAAAACTGTTAATAGATCCGCAAGTGGAATTAGTAGGTATTACGACTTATTAGATTCTACAGGAAAATATTCAAATACTAGTTTGTTTGGAACAGACGGTCTTCTTTACAAAGAATTAACAGAAAGTAAAGAACAGTTTACATTTAGTACTAGAACAGATGTTGAAGGAACTATTGAAAATATAATTACACCACTGTTGTCAAAAACATCTGTAATTAACTATTACCTTGATAAGTTTCCAAAGGTCCTAGTTGCAGATTTACAAGCAAAATGGTCACAACTATCTACAGCAACAAATTATAGTACGGGTAAGTTTTTAGACTCACAAGATGCTACATATCAAGTTGGAACATTTACTGGTAGTGGACTACGATTTATTGAACCAGGAAGTTTAATTAAATTTGTAGCACCAACAGGCCAATACTTTAATAGCAACGGAACACTAGGAACGGGTAGTATATTACCAACCAATGCAACAGATTACGTTTGGACAAAAGTAGTAAGTGTTGCAGGTGACGGCAGAACAAACAATATTGACGGTACTGGACCAATTGCATTTAATGATATTATTCCAGCTAACGCAGTACTAGCAGAAATTAGACCAAAGTTTAGTAAGGCATTAGTAACTGACATTAAGACCCAGTTAATTGATCAAGTGTTTGCATACAGAACATTTGGGTTAAGATACGATGCTAATTTAAGACAGTGGCGTTTAGTTACAGAAAATAATTTAGATATTACAAGTAATTTTAGTACAGGTAAAACAGGTGATATTACAAACCAACAACTTGATGCAAGTTGGTTATTATTGTTTGAAACTGACGGAGCAACATATACTATTAGTTATAGAGGACTAAGATACGTATTTGAAAGCAATGAAGAAATTAGATTCTTCTACGATAGCGAACAGAAAATTTACGATAATAAAACAGGGCAAATTGTTAAAGATAAAATTAGCGTATTATCTATTAATACTTTACCAGACGGTACTGCACCATTTAGTAGTGATTATCCTTGGCAAATTGTTAAAGAATACAGAGACCCAGAAGGGTACATTGATAGTAAAAAGATTGAAGTTGGATTCTTTGATACTGATGATGATTCGGTAGTTGATGATCCTGATACATTTAACGTATTAATTTCTCCAACAACTAATGTTAACTCAAAGTTTATTTTCTTAAAGAAATATATAACATCTGATAACATTGAAGATTTTAAATATTGTGACAATGCTGATGAAAATATTACAGTAGTTACTAACGATGGGTTTATACAGCTATCAGGTATGCCAACTGGAAAAGTATTTTATGTTGTAAGCACAGAAGTGTTTAAGAAGTATAATGCAACTACAGGATTGTTAACACAAACAACAGACTATAAAGCCTACGTAGGCAGAGACAAATTAAAGTTCCATTATGTGCATACAGCAGATGATGATAATCGTATTGATCCAAGTAGTACAAACATTAATGATTGTTACTTATTAACAAAGAAATATGATGCATCGTTTAGACAGTATTTGAGAGGAGTAACACCAGCGTTACCTTTACCTCCAAGTAGTGATAATTTGTTTAATAGCTACGGAGCAGAGATTAATAAAATTAAGTCAATTAGTGACGAAGTTATATATCACCCAGTTAAATACAAAGTACTATTTGGTGCAAAAGCAGAAACAAACATGCAGGCAACATTTAAAATTGTAAAAAATTCAGAACAAGTTGTAAATGACAATGATATTAAATCAAAGGTTATTACAGCAATTAACGAATTCTTTGCACTTGAGAATTGGGACTTTGGAGATACATTTTACTTCACTGAACTAAGCACATATGTAATGAATCAAGTTTCACCAGATTTAGTAAGTTTAATCATTGTACCAAGGCAGACTGAACAGTCGTTTGGTAGTTTATTTGAAATAAGAAGTGAAGCAGACGAAATTTTTATTAGCGGAGCAACAGTTGATGACATTACAGTTATTGATGCTATTACCGCAAGTAGAATACAAGCATCAGGAACTGTTGTTACTGCATCAGGCACGACAACAAGCAACGGAATTACAAGTGGCACTACATACAGTAGTGGCTATTAATGGGGAATAGTCTAAATGGCTTTTAATGATAATCAATCTGATAACGCTCTTCCAGTAGGTGCAAATCAGTCGAAGCGAACTAGTGCAGACCATCTTCCTAAGTATTTTAGAACAGATTCTAATAAGAAGTTTCTAAGTGCTACATTAGATCAGCTTTTAAATCCAGGCGTTGCTGAAAAAATATCAGCATACTACGGTAGACGAATTGCCAAGGCTAGAACAGCCAGTGATAACTATGTTTCAGATGTAAATGCTGATAGAGAAAATTATCAATTTGAACCTGCTACAGTTATTCAAGATGAATTAGACAACGTTACGTTTTATAAAGACTACAACGATTATAAAAATCAGATTAAAGCGTTTAACGGCACAGTTTCAAACGATAGTGTATTAAACAGACAAGAGTACTATGCTTGGAACCCACATGTTAATTGGGACAAGTTTACAAACTTTAGAGAATACTATTGGTTACCAAATGGTCCAATAGGTATTGGTGTTGCTGGCCAAGCCAAAGACATTGATAGTACATTTACAGTTACAAGTGAAGACAATCTTGATAACACAGCGTATGTATTTTCACCAGATGGCAAAACACAGAATCCGTCATTAAAATTATTTAGAGGACAAACATATACGTTTATTCTTAATACTCCTGGCATGCCTTTAACTTTTAGAACGCAAAGAAGTTTAGATTCAGAAGTACTGTATACTGACGGTATTGACGACAGTACACAAACAACAGACATTGGAACAATTACTTTTAGAGTAGATATTAATGCTCCGGATACATTATACTATATTAACGGAAACGATATTAATACCAGTGGACTAATTAAAATTTACGATGTTGTAGAAAATAGTTCAATTGATGTTGATGCAGAAATCATTGGCAAACAAGAATATACAATGTCAAATGGATATAAACTATCCAATGGAATGAAGCTATATTTCCAAGGTACAGTTACTCCTGCAAAGTATGCACAGGGCGAGTGGTATGTTGAAGGTGTTGGCGAAAAGATTAAATTAGTATCAGACGAAAATGTTATGATACCAGGAACTTATGCTACAGATAAACCTGTACCATTTGATTCAGACGCATTTGATAGACTTCCTTTTAGTAATGCAAACAGCTTTGCAGGATCTAAAGATTATGTTTGTATGAACAAGTCAAGTAATGATTTAAATCCGTGGGCAAGGTATAACAGATGGACACATAAAACTGTTATTGAAGCTACTGCAACTATTAATGGTATTATACCTGAAATTGATCAAGCAAATAGAGCTAAACGTCCTATTATTGAATTTAATGAAAACATTAAACTTTACAAGTTTGGTACATATGCAAAAACAAATGTAGACTTAATTGATACTTATACTACTGATGTATTTTCAACAGTTGAAGGTGCGTTAGGTTACAACATTGACGATGTTGAAGTTGCAGACGACATGCGTGTATTGTTTACTGCTGATCCAGATTCCTTTGTGTCAGGCAAAATTTTTAAAATAAAATATATTACACACAACAATGTTAGACAGATTAGTTTAATTGAAGAAACTGATACAACACCATTATTAAATGAAGTAGTGTTAGTTGAATCTGGTACTACTAACAAAGGTAAAATGTGGTATTACGATGGAACTAAATGGTGTCTAGCACAAGAAAAGACAGCAATTAACCAAACTCCTATGTTTGATTTGTTTGATAGCAATGGTGTTACGTATTCTAACGCAACAACATATAAAAGCACAACCTTTACTGGTAACAAACTTTTTAGCTATAAACAAGGAACAGGCACTAACGATGTAGAACTAGGATTTCCAATAAGTTATAGAGCGTTACAAAACACTGGCGATATTGAATTTGATTTTAACTTACTAAACAGTAAGTTTACGTATCAAGAAAACAATGCAGTAGTAAGTGTTAATTCTGACAAGGGTGTACTAAGACAATATTCTGATAGAGAAACATTTGCATATGTAAGTGGATGGACTAAAGGTAGTGCTGAAAGTAAACAGCTTGTTAATAGGCAGTATATTGTAACTACACAGTTTAATGATTTTGCTATTGATGTTTATGACAGAAGCGGCGACCTAAACGATTTATGGGTAAGAGCATATGTTAACGACAAACGTAAACTTGAACTTACAGACTTTGTTATTAATAGAATTAATGGTGTAGCATATGTTACATTTACAAAGGATCTAAAAGAACACGACAACGTAGTAATTAAAACTAATAGTGCTACAACAAAAAATAGTAACGGTGTTTATGAATTTCCAATTAACTTTGAACGTAATCCTAAAAACGAAAATATTGCTTCTTTTACACTAGGCGAAGTTAACGACCATGTTGAAAGCATCACTGAATACAGAGATGACTGGACAGGAACTTTTCCAGGAACAAGTAATTTACGAGATCTAGGAAACTTATCAGCGTACGGTCATAGATTTACACAGCACAGTGGATTAACCAACCTTGCACTATATCATATAACTGATAAGAATGCAAATATTATTAAAGCACTTAAATTTGGAAGAAAAGAATACGGCAAGTTTAGAAGAACATTTTTACAAACTGCTGAAACTTTAGGGTTTGACGGGCAAACAAGAGTACACTTTGATAAAGTATTATCAGCATTAAATCTTAATAAGACTAAT